GCTCTTATCAAATCAATCACAATAGCATCGCTTGAAATTGCCGATACCGGATCAGGTGCGGCAGGTTATATATATCCGGTCATTTTCTACGCGGGGGTGCCAACAATTACGACATTCATACCGACTACCGCTCGCTGGGTGTTTTTGCAGGCCGGATCGGACCTCATCATCACTAACGGGTTCACATGGAACGGAACATCGTCTGCACCAATCTTATTCGGCGGCAATTCAACCACTGGATCAGGAAGTGGATGGATTCTTAATGGTGCCGTTGTCCTGACATGGGCAGGGGTTGTCATGCTTAACAAGGCCGGCTCAGGTTCGATCACGGCGACCAACTCCTTCGATCTCGGCGGTAACAACGGGACAAGCGTGTCGATAACCGAGCCGACCACTGGTGGTGGCAGCCATTGTATCGGGTGTTAGGTATTAGCATGAAGAAAATCGGCGCATTTGTTGGGTTGCTTCTCGTTGCCATTGGCTTAGGTGCGTGGTTCCCACACGGTAAAGCGCCCAGCGCGACCAGCGGACAATTTCTGCTCAACGTGTCGGAGCCCGGCGCTGGCGTTTTCATCGACCAGATGAAACTCTGCTCGTTTAATGTTATTGACTCATCCCAGTCCATAACGGGAGCGGTTGACAACGGCTCAGGCGCAATTCGTCTGACGGTTTCAAGCACGACCGGCTGGACTAACAATAATATCATTGCCGTCAGTTCTGTCGGCGGCGTCCCCAACGCGAGCGGGAGCTGGCCGATAACCGTTCACAGCGGCACAGAACTTGATTTGCAGGGATAGACATTCGCAGGAAGCTACACAAGCGGCGGCCTCATCTTCGCCAATTACGCCTACGCCAATAACATAACCGAGGACGGATATCCCACTCAATCGCCGCCATCGAGGCTCGTTAACGGCTATCAGTGCATCCCCCCGATCATCGACAGCGGCCCAGGCGCCTATGCCGGGACGAACTGCGTTGCCGGCTACTACGGCCCTAGCTACGCGGGCTTGCCGGGCGGAAATTGCACCTGGGTCATAAAGTGGAAGGGCACGTTCGGCACTGGCTCTGGCGGGACAGGAACGCCAGGAGTTCAACTGACCGGATCGGTGGCTGGCGCATTCAGCGTTAGCTGCACGGGCTGCGGCGATCCTGGGAGTTGTGTAGTCGATAATTCCAACGGCTTGAAGCTGACCGGGACCGACTGCACGGTGACTTTCACTGCCCCGGCCAATAAAACCAACGGCGGGATGCACGTCCTGTTCCTGCCATCGGCAAGCAACGTAATCAGCAACATCACCGAGATACATCTTTACCGTGCGGACAGAGCGACCAATTTTGCAAACGGGGAGACATTTGATCCAGATTATTTAGTGTATGAACATGCGCTCAATCCGCGAGTTTTACGGTTCTTGGATTGGAGCTATATCAGCTTTGGAAATCGCTCGCGCTTTTGGGCCGAGACGCCAAAGACGGCAATAGGCTGGACTGGACCGCGTTGGGAGAAAACTGCGTGGGTGGGGTCGTTCAACTCGCCGGGATGCACGTCAAGCGATGGTGTCTCGTACACGGTTGCTGCGCCGTCAAGTTGGCAAGGTTTGATTGGCGGTGTTCCACACGACGGAGATTTTGTTCAGTGTGAAATTGGTAAGACAAATATCACGCCTGTTACTACGTCTCCATTTACCGTCACGACCAGCGACTCCAGCGGCGCACTTCCGGCAGGGGCGACGACCGGAACTGTGATCGGCGTACAGGCGAGCGGCGCATTTCCGATGTACTGCAATGCAAACGGTGTCGCGGCGACGACAGCGGATACCTACGTCCCTTCGGCAGGCGCTCAATTTGGCACGACAGTATATTCCACGGGTGGTCCGGTCCCCTTAACGGTGGCGGCTGCTGTTACCACGCTTCATTGTATTGCCGTCGGCGGCACGAGTTCGGTGCAGTCAGGAATATTCCCAAACATTACGGTGGGGACTGCCCCGCCGATTATGGTCGTAGCGAGTGCCCAGTTTGATATTCCGTTTGCCGGAATGATGCTCGCTGGCAAGATGACTACGTTCACCTATAACTCGCAGTACAATGTCTGGATGATGGCGGCGGCGCTCGGCCAATATGCGCTGACCTATTCCGTCCCGATTGTTGTTGAAGTCGAACTTTGCAATAAGCTCAAGGTCGATTGTTGGATTCAAATTCCTACTCAGTTTGATTTGGCGTCAGCACAGTCTTTGGCCACGACCGTTGCAACAAACCTTGATGCTGGAAACAAGGCATTCTTCGAGTTCTCTAATGAGATATTTCTGAGCTTTACCGACCAAGGCGTGTACGGATACAAGATGGGGGTCGCCATCGGCTTCCCGTCAAACGGCCAGCCTCAATATACTTGGTACGGGATGAAGATGAAGCAGATGTTCGACGCCATCAAGGCTGTATGGCCGGGCGGCGATACGAGGTTCAGTGGTGTCGAGACAAGCCAGATTGCGGCTGCCGCTGCAACGAGCGCCTATAAAATGGCTGGGCAGCAGGCTCAGTTCAACTCTACTAGCAGCAACAACACCTATCATTATTGCACGTCAGGCTGTGGGTTCGATTACTCTGTCGTCGGCAGCAGGCCAGTCGATGCAATGACGGGGACGGCTGGCGTCGGGACGATCAGCATCGGAACCTACTATGGAGGACCGAATTTCGGTGCGAGCTATTTATTCCGTTCGTTCTCGTCCGGCGCATGTACTACCGCTGCGACGTGTTCTTACACTACGCTTGAATGCCAGAACGGCGTTGCCGGATGCAGCAGTGTTCTAGGGGCTGTAGCCGGTTATTCCGGCCTTGCTGCGGCGTCAACCATCACCGCTATCACCAATGCAGCGCCTGCGAACGTAACAGTTCATGGTGGCAGTGTGGCAAGTTGGGCGAATGGCAACAGAGTGCAGATATTAGGGAGCTTTGGGATTGCTGGATTAGTTAATGCTTGGACGACTGTGACTAATTTGCAAAACGTCGGGGGCGGAAACTACACCTTCGACCTCTCTGCCAATACGACCGACAACGCTGGAAATACACTGACAACCTGCGTGAGCAGCGGTGGGTGTCCCACCTACACCAGCGCTGGTACAGCTTCGCGGGTTGTGCCAACCCTCAATGACGGACTAATCAATGCGGCGACGGCCTACGCAGGGGGTGATAGTACCCAGCTTAATTGGGCGCTGAACGATATGGAAACCGGGACTCGACCGGCTTCAGAAACGACCGATTTCAACATTGCAAACTTCATAGCCCCTTCAACTGGGTGGCTTACGATTAACAATGCCATCTGCGGCACGGCGACATATCCTTCGCTCCAATTCATTTTGTACGAAGGCGGCCTTTCATGGAATGCACTGTCAATCGCCAATGGCGCCACGCTTGGATTGACGCCGACACAGGTTACGAATATCAACGCCTATCTTCTGGCGTTCCTGAACAGTAGCTATTTTGCGACCGCCACAAATTATTTCAATCAATCGTTTGCTGCGATGTCATGCGCCAAATACCCGGCACAGTACGACGAGCTTGGACCGCCGAACACAAATTGGCTGGTAACTTACGGCAGCGTTTATAATTACGCAGTCGGAACCGGGTCATACGGAAGTTTTTCTGCGTTCTCGACTTTTGTATATCCTTACCTTCTCAACCGCGACCTCGACCCCGCCTCCAACGACAACACCCCGGCAGGGCTGGAGAAGGTGGCGTGACAATCTGGCACGGGATAATGTTGTACTGCACACCTAGCTTACTAATTTTGGCTTGGGCCTTACGAAGAATATGAACGCACAAGCTATTATTGCTTCACTTACGCCCGCTCAAAAAATAGAGCTAGACAAAATTCTAGCTCCTGAACTAGCTTTACAAATAGACGCGGCAAAGTTCCCCCATAATTGGAAGCCGCGTTATTACCAGCAAAACGCTTGGGATTATTTAGACAACGGCGGTAAGCGAGCTTGCATAATTTGGCACAGAAGATGCGTTGCGGTGGGAACGCGAGTAGTTCTCGCAGACGGTCAATGGAAGCAAATCGAGGAACTTAAAACCGGAGATAAAATTCTATCATGGGACGGACATTGCCTGGTTCCTGATGTTGTAAAATCGACATGGCATTCCGGCCGCAAGAACGTCACCAAGTTCCAGGCGTCCGGTTATCCAGAGATTGAGACAACGGAAGATCATCGTTTTTTCGGGTTCCATCCGTTGTGGAATCGAGCCGGTTGGGTGCCTATCTCTGAAATAAAACGCCGCAATTTGTCGGTTGCCCAATTCGAGCGGGCATTCGCTGGAACGATTGATGCTGGCGACTTAGCGGAACTGGTTGGTTGTTTGATAACAGATGGCTATGTTTGTCACGGACAACAGCCGAAATTCACGAACGTAAATCGTCGGCTTATTGATCGTGTGGCGCATTTAGCCTCTGGATTGTTCTCCGTCACCCCTATTCTTCGCCCCAAGGGACGCGGATACGATCTTGGCTTGTCCAATGGACGGCGCGGCGGCGGCGAGGTTCCTAATCCTCTGAAAGAGTGGTTTAGAGTCGAAGGAGCATTGGCCACTAAACGTGAGCGACGGCTTCCGCGCCAAGTGTGGCAATGGACGGATTCAAGTGTTTGGAGACTATTCGGCGGCGTAATGGCCGGGGATGGCTCTATCTACGCACAGAAAAATGGCCGAACGGTTCGAGATGCAAAAAGAGGTCCGAGAGAGATAAAGCCTGCCGCGCAGGTCACTATTCATGCTGGCATGAGCAGGATTTTGGCTGATGATTATTCCGCGCTTTTACGAAAGATTGGTATTACGTCGGCAATCTCGAAAGAAAGTCACGGCGAGAATTGGAAAGTCAGGATAACTCGCCAAGACCACATTGCGCGCTTTTTGCAAAATATTGTGGTTATCGGCAAGGAAGAAAAACGCTGCGCTGCATTGCGGTTGTGTGAAGATCGCCGCTCGCGGCAAGCAAGGTTTGGATGTGAAAAGGCCCTCGTCAAAAAATTCTCATCTCGTCTCGCTGAGACGTGGGATATTGAGACTGAAAAACACGGCTGTTTTTTCGCTAACGGATATTTAGTTCACAATTCAGGTAAAGACGACATCGCCCTTAACTGGGCGGCCAAGGCGGCGCATCTTCGCGTTGGCGAATATTGGCACATGCTGCCGGAAGCTAGCCAAGCGCGTAAGGCTATTTGGGATGCGGTATCGCCACATACTGGCATAAGACGTATTGACCAGGCGTTTCCGTTGGAAATGAGGGCCAACACACGCAAGAACGATATGGTAATCGAGTTCAAGAACGGCTCTTTGTGGCGCGTCGTCGGTTCGGATAACTACAACAGCCTTCTTGGTTCTACGCCTGCCGGTATTGTGTTTTCGGAATGGGCCTTGGCCGATCCAAATGCTTGGGCTTTTTTGCGGCCTATCTTGGTGGAGAACAATGGCTGGGCTTTGTTTATTACGACGCCACGCGGGGCTAATCACGCCGCCAAAACTTTGCAGTTGGCGCGGTCAGACCCTTCTTGGTTTGCCGAGGTCTTGAGCGCAAAAGATACCGGGGTGTTTACGACTGCGCAGCTTGTCTCCGAGCTTAAGGAATACCAGTCGGATTATGGCAAAGACGAAGGCAACGCATTTTTTGAACAAGAATATAATTGTTCGTTTGATGCGGCTTTGGTCGGTTCTTATTACGGCGCTTATCTTAATCGCGCTATAAAAGAGGGGCGCATTGGTAAGGTGCCGATTGACCGCTCTGTATTGGTTCACACGGGTTGGGACTTGGGTGTTTCAGACTCGACTGCAATTTGGTTTATTCAAAGGGCCGGACGTGAGTACCGTTTAGTCGATTACTACGAAGCGGCCGGCGTTGGGTTAGACGAATACGCAAGGGTACTTGACGAAAAGAAAAAAGAACACCGCTGGGTTTATGGGTTGCATTATTTCCCGCACGATATGGCGGTAAGGGAACTAGGAAACAAAGGCTTAAGTCGCGCTGATACTATGCAAGGGCTGGGGTATAAGCCGATTATTGTTCCTCAATCCTCGGTTATGGACGGCATAAATGCAGTTAGGAAATTCTTGGATCAGGCTTGGATTGATGAAGTTAGGTGCGAACGCGGGTTGAACGCGCTAAGAAATTACCGCAGGGAATGGGATGATCGCTTAAAAATGTTCAGAGATAACCCGCTTCACGATTGGGCTTCACACGGTTCGGATGCGCTGAGAACATTTGCGTCTGGCTATCGCGATCCTAAAGAGAAAGTCCCACGCATTGCGCCGATACCTTCTTTTAATGCCACAATGCCCTTTGAACGCGGTACTGGCTGGATGAGCAAGTAATGGCTGACTTTGCCGCATTGGATGACAGCTTTCCGCCGGGCGATCCCGGTATCGTGATGGAAGCCAGTGATCGCTGGAAAGCTTGCAAGGAGTGGCAAGGCGTAGAAGACGAGCGTGCAAGGGAGGATATTAAGTTTGCCAACGGCGATTCCAGAAACGCTTGGCAGTGGCCTACCAAAACTTACGCTGACCGATCCGATGGCGGTAATGATCTGCCGTGTCTAACGATTAACAATACGCGGCCTCATAACGATATTATTATCAATACAATTTCCAAGAACGGCTTTGGAGCCAAGGTTAGGCCGGTTGGCGGCAAAGCCAGCTATAAGTCTGCTGAAATTATGCAAACCTTGATTGACCGCATTCAATACATTTCCAAAGGAAGCGCACAGCGTAGGAAAGTTTGCGAGCAGCAAGTAGATGGCGGCATTGGCTACATGCTTATTGAAACGGCATATGTTTCTAACCGAACAAAAGACCAAGATATTTATCTCAAGGCGTCAAGAGATCCTACAGGCGTTTACCTTGACCCTTGGATACGCGAGCCGGACGGCCTGGATGCCAATTTCGGCTTTGTATTTGATCCGATGCCGCGCAAGGAATTTAACCGCAAGTATCCTAAATGGAAAAACAAGGTTGGCACCTCACCTATAGACAGCGCGTTTGCCGATTGGATTTCCGACAAGGAAATAATGCTATGCAAATATTATCGCAAGAGCCAAAAGAAGGATACGTTTGTCTGGTATAATCAGGATGGGCGGGATGCGGTTGAAAAGCTTGCCTCCGAAATTAAAGAGGAAAGCGGCAAGGAAATTTACGACGCTTTGATGCAAGATATTAAAGACGGAATAGTTGAAGGCGGCACGCGGCCCGTATTTGATGACCAAGTAGAATGGTTTTTGATTGCCGGCGACCAAATTATTGATCGTGGGGATTGGGCCGGTAAATATATACCAATTTGCCGATGTGTCGGCCGCGAGCTTGTAATTGATAAAACGCTGGATCGGAAAGGACATACGCGGCCTTTGATCGACGCCCAGCGAATGTTGAACTATTCGGCCTCTACCGATGTGCAGATGAACGCTTTGCAGCCCAAGTCGCCTTTTATTGCCTCGTCACGGGCTACTGAGGGACAAGAGCAATGGAAAAATGCAAATATAAATCAGTATGCGGTGCTTTTATATAACGATATTGACGATGAAGCGCCGGTTGAACTGCAAAAGATTGAAGCGCCGCAAAGATTACCGCCCGCACAGCCAAATGCCGCCTACCAGTCGGCTATGCAGACCGCTGAACGCCAGATGATGATGATCAGCGGGCAATGGCAGCAGCAAACCGGGCAACGAGACAACCAATTACCGGAATCCGGTAAGGCGATAGGACAGAGGAAAGAGCAGGGTGACACCGCAACGTGGCATTTTACTGAACATTTGTCGGATATGGACCGCGCTGTTGGTATGCAGCTTCTTGATCTTATACCGAAGATTTACGACACCAAACGGACGCTTCATATTGAAGGCGAAGACGGCGAAAAAAGCTGGGTAATGATAGACCCAAACCAGGACGAAGCGGTTAAGGAGTTGCAACAAGAAAAAGAAGTCGAAGAGGCGGCAAAAATTGCTTTTAATCCGCAGCATGGTCAATACGAGTGCGTTTCCGACCCCGGCCCCACCTATGCCACACAGCGGCAGGAGGCTTGGGAGGCAATGTCGATAATTATGCGAAGCAATAATGAAATTGCCGGGTCATGTGCCGATCTTTTGTTCAGGTATGGCGATTTCCCAGGCTCAGACAAGATTGCAGAGCGGCTGCAAAAGGAAATCAAGGCGACTAAGCCTTACCTGTTTGATGCAGCAGCCGAACCGCAAATGATGCAGTTACAGCAACAAAATGCCAAGTTGATGTCGATCAATTCTGAGCTTTTGGTCAAGTTGGCGGACAAGGATTTGAAAATCAGGGGCCGTGATGAGCGGCACAATATTGAAGCCTTCGATTCCGATACCAAGCGGATGGAAGCGCAGATAAGAATGCTGATTAATTTGACTTTGACGCAGCAACAAAAAGTGCAAATGGAGCATGAGTTGGAGGTTCAAGGCAGGCAGCATATTTATGATTCAATCCAGCAGATCAACGATGCTGATTTGAACGCTGGCCCTGCAAATGGTAGCGGGAACGGCTCTTCTAATATGAAGGGGTTCGATCCTTCAAGTATTGGTGCAAGGCAGGCTCCGGACGGTAATCATTATTTGCCTGATCCAAGTCGCCCAGGCAAATATCTGATGGTGCAATGATGGCTCAACTTGTTCCGGTAGACAACGACCCATTTAGTGGTTCTGGAGGGCTAGTCCCAGTCGATCATGACCCTTTTCAGAACAGCGGAAATTATGTCGCAGCAAATACGGCCTTAAATCTTAATCCACAAGAGCAAGCGTTATACCAGCGCCATTTAAGTAACCTTTATGGCTCAGGTGGCGTAAATAATCCGGACGGTAGTCGATCTTCACTTTACCAGTCCGTGCAAGAGCATGACGGAAAATACTACAATGTTCCAACAGTCTGGAATGGCAAACGCGAAACACAGCCGTACACCAATCCCACCACCGGAGAGACTATGGACGTGCCGAATGATACGGCGATCCAGAATGTAGAGAAGGCGGGATGGAACACCTTCCCGTCTTACCAGACGCCGGAAGCCGCCGATCAGCGTTACGATCAGATGCACGAATTTATGAACAGAGATACGCAAGATTATTTTAAGAATAATGGCCAATGATGGAAAGTCCTTTTTCGATTGTCAATCAGGTTTTAAATGAGACATCGAATGGCTACGATGACTTGCGCATTATAGCCAAGGATCGGGGCGGCAAGGATCGGGCGTTGATAGAAGCGGCTGCCGATGAACTTGAAACCAGTCAGCGTACTTTGGTGCAAACGTATGCACAACTTGTAGAAACGCAGCAAAAGCTTGTAGCTGTAAATGACCAACTTTTGGCTTTACGGGCCAAAGCATACCAAGGAATACCGATGACAACTGGAGTTTTAATATGAGCAAAGTACCGTCACCTAAGCCAATGCCGCTTACGAGTATGCCGGATAGGGTTTACCCGCCCGATCAAAGAGACGCAGGGCAGGAATTGAAAGCCGGTATTAAGTCTTCAAACGAAATGAAGATTAACCCTGGTAAGAAATTGGAGGGAAAGAAGTAATGGCACGTGGTCCAGGCTTAGATTTATCGAAAGTTTATTCTGGTTTACCACAGGATACATGCTTTCGCGTTATTTCATCCTATGATGTGCTGACCGACTCCATAATTACTCGTATTGATGTGAAAAACGGTGACAATCAATACTGTTCCGCATTTTTATCGAGTGCCCCATTCGAATACAAACCAGGCGATAAGATACGGGTTACTGATGGTTTGATCACACCAAAGAACGGCGTCATAAATTGCATTAATGTTACTACAGCTAAAGAAGATTTAATTCGCGCGCTGACTGAGATTATCGAAGATTTAGAAGCTGATAGCGAGCCGCTAGGGGCTGCTGTCAGACGACTAGGATTGGCTGGCTCATGATCGAAATCAACGGCGAGCAGATCACCAACGAGGAAGCCACAAGGCTTATCCGTATGCTTTGCGAGGACGCCAAGAAGATTGCAGGCGAATACCACGGTATGAAGCGGTCGGCAAAGTTTCGGGTAAACTGGTCGGATGAGTACAAGTTTGCCAGTGCAAATTGGCGCACGTTTATAGTCTCGGCACGCGCTATGTACGCTCAGAAGCTGGGTGATCCAAAGACAAAGCCTGAAGACGCTCGCGCTATGCACATTGCTTTGGTGTTGCAGGCACAAATGGGCCAGGGCCAAGAGGCCGATACACGGTTACAGCTTGCCCCCGGCACGCAGCAATTTGAGGGCGATGCTTTTGAGAACAAGAAGATTGTGGAAAAATTCGGCGTAAAGCCAAACATGCGCGCTACTTTGATGAATAATATCGCAACGAGACATTGAGGGAAATCATGTCTAATACGGATACGGTTGTAGAACCTGTAGCTGAGCCCGAGCTGCCTATTGAGCCGATGGCGGCTGTTGAGCCGGTGGTAGAGCCTGTAGTCGAGCCTGTAGTCGAGCCTGTAGTTGGGCCAGTTGTTGAGCCGGTGGAGCCGGTCAAAGCCCCGCCGCCCAAATGGATGCTTGATCGCATTTCCGAGGAAACACGCAAACGACAGCAGGCCGAGCAAGCTACTGAAACAGAACGCAAGGGCCGAACCGACGCGGAAGCCCTAGCTGCTCGCTTGCAGCAGGGCACCAACAACCAACCTGCTCCCCGCACCGAACCGCAAGTCGATATGGCCTTGGTTAATCAAGTGGCCAATCAACAGCGCATGGCGGAAGCACGTCAACAGATTATCCGCGATGGCTACGCCGCATTTGGTGGTGCAAAGTTTGACGAGGCGGCAAATATCCTTGGCGCGGTTGGCTGCGTAAATGATGAATTTATTGCTGACGTTTTGGCGGTTGACCGTACCAACGCACACAAAACATTAGCCGCGTTGGCGGCCGAGCCTGAAACAGCGGCGCGTCTTGCCAACCTGGACTCGCGTTCCCGTATTGCAGAACTAACGAGGATGACAATGGCTAAAGCCGCCCCTGTAGTTGAGCCTGTTGTAAAGGTAGTGCCTAAAGTGGTTTCCAAGGCCCCGGCACCCGCTCCGATAGTCGAACCAAGCGCCAGCAAAACTGTAGACGGCTATGCGGACGAAGCGAGCGACGAACAATTTACAAAGCAGTTCAATTCAAGAATGAAAGAGCGAGCTGCGCGACGTTAGGTTTTTATATTTCAGTTAAACAAACCGGCAAATTGAGGCCGGGTTATATCCCCGTTACCTAGTCAGGCTCGGGAACCTGGCAAAACAAATTTTATTCTAGTTTTAATTTAACGCGCCTTTTGTGATGGCGCACAAATTTATAGGAGCCATCCAATGGCTGGAAATAATATACTCACCCCATCGATGATCACGCGTTACTCAATACGCATGTTTTTGAACACAAACTATTTCATACAAAACGTAAGTAGACAATTCGAATCTCAGTTCGGTATTGAAGGAGCACGTATCGGCGCGCAACTGCGTATCCGCTACGCCAACCAATACACGGTGACTGACGGTCCTGGCATTTCGATCCAGGACACGACTGAACAGCAGTTCTTGCTGGCGGTAGCCACGCAGCGGCATGTGGACGTGGCGTTTACGTCAGCGGAAACCACATTGGACGTTGATGACTATATGGAGCGCATTGTGCTTCCGCGCGTCAATGCGCTGGCGGCCAACGTTGCGCTTCAGGTTATGGTCAACACCGCAACTTCGGTGCGCAATATGACGGCCAACGTTGACGCCAATAACAACATCCTTCCTATTACGGATGGACCTATTGCGCTTGCCCGCGCTTTGCTGGAGGAAAACTCCGCGCCTAACTTTGGCGAAATGGGTATGCGCAAGGTTGTCTTGGCTCCGCGTTCCGATACTCGTATCCAGCAAGCCTTGCGTGGCTTGCTAAA